ATCTAACGGATCTGTTAGATAATGTCTACCGTAATTTAGTGTTCCATATATATGCCAATTGCCAGATGTAAATGTTGTGCTGGTAAAAGGTGTTATTGCTGTTACATTTAAAACATTTCCTGTAACTGAATTAATTACAGCCTTACCAACTACTGTACTGTCACTAGTATTATCAGCTAGTACAAGTCCAACCCAACTTTGAGGAGCTAATCCGGTCGCAAGTGTAGCATTAAAAGTACCGCCTTTTGCAGATAAAGTTAATGTAACCGCAGTTGCAAAGTCAGTTGTATAATTAATAGGGTTCAATTGTATAGCATCAACTATGCCGTCTCTATAAAAGAATATGCTAGCCCACGGACTTTGACTTATACGATCAATTGGCCTAATTAATACCCTACGGAAATCATCTCCTTTTAAACTTACATTGTTTGCCAATCTAATTGGAAAATCTTCGTAGTAAATACCGCTTTCTACAAATATTGTTATAGGTAATGTTGAAACAGTTTCGCCATAGAATAATGGCTCACCAAATGTTAACGTACCGGAAACGCTGGTTGAATTAGGTTGACTTAAGGTAATTGTAGTTCCATTTATTTGAGTAACTACTGCACCTAAACCGATACCTACACCTGTTACTCCTAATCCAACAACAATGTTGGTTGCGCTTGAAACCGTTATTGTATACGCTCCTTGGCTTCCGCTTAGAGCTGTTGTATTGAATACAATAAAGAATCCTGGCCTTGCCATCCTTAAAATAAGTGTGTCTACACTAATACCATTGCCGCCTTGAGTGTAAGATACAATTTGACCATAAGCATTAGAAATAGCACCAACAAGCACCTTTCCTGGAATAATATGTATATTGCCACTTGATCCTTGGTCTACATATCCATTGCCGCCATTAAACATAGTAAGTGTAAATGTACCAGTACCCCAAGAAGCAGTAGGAGCAGCACCATAACCGTATTGTATAATATTCAATATGATATTAAAATCATTTGTAAACGATGTAATTGCAGGTGATGATGCAATGTAACTTCCTGAAGTTATTTGACTATAAACAGATTGAAATCTTTGTGCAGATTGTTGATTTAAAATTTGTATTGCTAAATTTTTTGCAAAAACTAATCCGTCTACAGTTTGAGAATATTGAGTACCAATAGCAACAGATTTAGCACTGGCATTTCTATAATATGCTTTTCCGGCATTGACACTCTGATAAGTTCCTGCTGAATATAAATCTAAAACAATACCATCTATTATGTAACCTATGTCTCTTGAACAAGTATTTTGATTGTATTTAAAATTACCTGTATAAGTTGACGCTAGATATGTATTAGTCAAGTTAGATATAGTTGATTTGTTTGATTCTATAATTGTTCTAGCAGCTACATAATCAGGACCATATATCGAAGTACTAGTGCTAGGAGCTACAATTGTGTAAGTTCCTGCTGAGTTATTAGCTAATACGTCAATAACTGTTGAAAATAAATTATTAATTGTAGTAGCAGCACCTGCACCTACAGCCCAGGAAGGATTAGTAGATTGAGGTACTGTAGAATATGTATTACTTGGTGATTGATTTTTACTTACCGCTATTGCTACAGTTTGTGCATAAACAAACGCGGCATTATATAATTGGTTGCTCTCATTTAAATTTGGAACAAGACTAGAACCTTCATACCAGAATTGATTGTTAGCAGTATTCACACTAGCAATGTTAGAACCATTGGCAATATCATAACATACTGCTTCTGTAATATAAATTATGTCTCTAATTAAATTAGTCGAGCTAAAAGTAACCCCAGTGAAAAGAGGTAATTGGGCTACATAAGCTGTTGATTCGTTGGCAACAAAGTCTAAATTTGCTAATAGTGCATTAATAGCAGCGGCATTGCTACTGCTTAGATTGCTTGTATCAATGCTAGGAGCAAAAATAAATTTAACATAACTACTTGGATTGACACTAGGTGTATTGCTTAAAGTAATTGTAACACTATTTCCTGCTATTGATGTTGCTGTAACTTTTTGGCTTCCAAAACCTGTTCCGTAAACTCTTTGTCCTGGACTGATTGTACCAGATATAAGAGTAACAGTCATGGTTGTACTAGAACTAGATCCTGCTGTCACTAAACCAATAGCATACATCTTGTCGTAACCAATGGTTAAAATATCTGTTGCAGTTTCAAATAGTGTATTAATTGAACTTATAACTGAAGAATTAGAAATAATAGCAAATTTTGAATTTTGTAAATAGGTCGAAACAATATTTTTTAATGCTACTATTTCAGATGGATTTGTTATTGCACTTCTAGCTGCCTGCAGACTTGAAACGGCATTGGTTGTTGTAGGCTGTGTGACAGTAGGTGACGGTAATGTTGCATTACCTACTATTGAACTCACTGTTGCAATATTTGTGCTTAGTGATCCCAAAACTGGACTAGTAAATGTAAATGATCCGCTAGGAGTTACGGTTGGATAAGCACTAAGTTGAATAATAGTATTAACACCAGACACTATTGTAGATACTACAGTCTGTCCGCTGGTAAAACCAGTACCTGTGATAACTTGTCCTTTACTTATAGGAACTATATTACCAGTAACTGTTAAATTATAACTAGATGTACTACCAGATACAAATGTTGCTGTAGCTGTTGCATTACCTCCTAAGGTACTATTAATATATTGAATAACTGATAGTTGGTATAGTGTCGCAGGCGCTGTATTTGTTACAACTGCTTGTACAACAGTATTCATATAAGTTATTGCTTGAGAGAAGGCTGTTTTTTCTGTTGTAGTAAAATAACTTGTGTTAGTAGTAGAATTCCAATAACGAGTTAACGCTGTATAGATGCTTTGACTATTACCGCCATACATTAAATCGTAAATTAAACTATAAACAATATATTCTATATTTGTTGCACTTACAACGGTGTTATAAATTAAATTTGGATAATGAGTTTTAATCCAACCAGCAAGCTCGGCTTGAATAAATGGTATATTATTAATTAATAATGTAACAGCACTTGTTTGGCCGGGTATAGTAGAAGCCAAACCGCTATATGTTGGAATAGGTTGTGCACCACCTTGTACCATTAAACTTATAGTAGATGCATTAGATTTTAAATTAGTTATTACTAATGGATTACCTGATACAGCAGTTAACAACAATAGATTATTAATTAGGTTTGATTTAGAAATTACACCTTGTCCGATAACTGAAGCAGTTGCTGAACTACTATAACTTACAGAAGTGCTTGTAACATTAGTTATAGTAAAGATACCGTTGTAGACTGTGGGATTAATTCCGCTAACAATAATTGGTTCATTTAATACAAATGGTGTTGTTAGTTGTTGGGCAAAAGTAAGAGTAACAGTTGATCCGTCGCCAAAAATACTTACAGTAGGAATACTACTATAATCTAATAAATCAGCCAATTCTGTTGGACTAATTGTTGTGCCTTGTTCAGTGAATGCCAAGGCAGCTTCAATGCTTCTATAATTTGATTGGAATACTATATCATATGCTAACGCATCTATCAATGTGTCTAGATAAGAATTTAATGAAGCAGAAACATATCCATAGTTAGTTATAGTAGTTTTTGTATAATTAATGCCATCGATTAATTGAGTAAGTTGATCTGATACAAGATCAGAATTATATGAGTTGTAAATTTGTTGAACTGCATTTACCGTATTAAAATTTGTCCCTAATACTATGTCGTAGCCAATTCCGCTCATTAAATTGTTTAATAAAACACTATATCTGCTTTTGTTTAGATTAAATGTGTTAACATATTTTTTATTAAGGTAAGCTATAGTTTCAGCTTGTATAAATGATTTATTATTTTGTAATAACCAAATTGCATTAGTGTAACCAGGAACAGCAGAGTTACCACCTGCTGGTTGATAGCTTTGTACAACTGCTGGAAATTGGCTTACACTTGTACTCCATGTTATTTGTTGTTTATAAGGGCCAGGTTCAACTTGGCTTAAATTCATCAAAGCTTCAGCTTGTTGAGCCGCGGCACTTATAGTTTTATATGCATAATGCCATGCTCTACCTTCTCTACCACTAGGAGTATTTGTTTGTAGATCATCGCCTTTAGAAGTGCTTACGTATAAATTAACACTACTGTAATAAGTATTAGCATCAACATAGAATTTTGTTGCAGCTTGTAAGTCATCGCTAGTAAGAGGTGTACCATATCCGTTGAATGGTGCAGGGTGATCCCCCAAAGTAAGAGGACCTGTCATTGTATCACCGCCTCTATAAACAGCGGCTTTACGAGGAACTGCTTCTGTTGCTACAAAGTTACCTGTTAGCGTTGGATCATAATCTACATCACTTGTTTGGGGTAATAGTGGTTCTGGTCTAATTTTTAAAGGTAGACTCATGTTATAACTACTAACCGATTGGTTAGTATTATAAATTGTAGTTCCGCCTACATAATTGTCATCAACATATCCTTTGTTAACAGCTACTTTTCTTAGAGTAGTAGGATTAGCACCGTATCTTGAATTAAATTGGCTTACATTAAAATCAGTAGGGTTACCTAAATTACCTATAATTTTTTCAGCCGCATCCATGTTTTGGCTTAATGTCGGTAGGTTATCGTTTACTAATCCGGCAATACTGGCAGCAATCGTAAGTTTTGTATCGTCATTTTTTGTAATTAAAATTCCAGCGCCAGCTTCAATATCTCTTGCAACAAGCCCAACGCCTGTTTTACTACTCATGATAATCTGACTAGCTCTATAACTGCTAGGAGAATCTGCAAGATCTGTAAACTTAATTGTGCCACCTACCCCAAAAACAGCATATAATTCTGCAAAATTTTGATTTACTTTATTAAATGATTCGCGAATACTATCGCCTGTGCCGTCGTTACCTTGTACGCCAATATCAATAATTTTTTGTGCCATTATTACACTCCGAAGCTAGATCCGCAACCGCAAGTTGTAGTTGCGTTTGGGTTTTTAATTACAAATTGTGAACCCATAAGTTCATCTTTATAGTCAATTTCTGCGCCTTGTAGATATTGCATACTCATGCTATCTACAAGTACTTTAAATTCGTCTAGAGGAATTTCAAAATCATCCTCGTTTACTTCTTCGTCAAAAGTAAAACCATAGCTAAAACCGCTACAGCCTCCACCTTGTACAAAGGTGCGTAGGGCTAGTTTTGGATTGCCTTCGTCGTATAGAAGGTCTTTAATTTTTGTTTTTGCTGATTGAGAAATAGTTATCACAATGTATCCTTTATACCATATTTAGCAAAAAAAATCTATAATCTTAATGTAAATAAAGTATGTACTTAGGACAAGAATTTCAATTAAACAGTTACTATAGAACAAGCAAATACGGTACTATACATGCTTACATGCGTAAAAAAACTGTATTAATTTTTCAATGTGACTGCTGCCAAGGATATTTTAAACGTGACAAGGGAAACATGGATTCAAAACGTGTGAATAATAATGTTTATCACGTTTGCGGGGATTGTGATGCTAAAAAGTTTGCCCAAAGTAAGGGCGTAGAATCTAGGATGATTTGGAATATACCCGTAAGCAGTCTTAAGACAATAGACCAATTCTAGAACTAATAACGTTCCAATTGATAATTTTCCATTGGTTCTGTAAATATTTCTTTTTGTCTGCTTGGTAATCTAACGCCCAGGCATGTTCCCACCAGTCTACTAACAATATTATATCCATTTTTATTTGATGATTTTTGATAGTTTTTATACTGCCATCACGGGCTAGATAAATCCATCCGCTACCCTGTATTTTCATTGCTTCTTTTTCAAATTCTTCTATAAAACGATCAAATGTTTTAAAATGTTTATTAATAAACTCGATAGCAGGCCCTGCTGGATCATTAGAACTAGAAGGCTTTTGATATTGCGTGAACAACAAGTCGTGTAAAAACGCACCCGCTTCATTAAAGTCTGCGTCGCCTTCTCCGTTATTAAAACGGTCTACATAGGCTTTATATAACTTTCCGTAGTGGTATTGTACAGTATCTTCGCTAATACTTGGTTCTAAGTCATCCTTTGCATAAGGTAACTTAGTTTGGGTAAGTGTTTTAGGTGTTTTGCCTTCGTTAAGGCTAACATAGCGAATAAAGTTGTACATAATGATATTTATCGCATAAATATTCTATAGGAGATATTGTTATGTTAAAATTACTTAAGAGCTTTTTTGTAAAAAAACAGGCACCACAACCAGAGGCACCGTATAAAATTGAGGCGCCAGTAACTCCAGTGGTTGAAGAAATTAAAGCTGAAGTTGCACCCGTCCAGGAGCCAGCTAAAAAACCAGCAAGGGCACCTAAGGCAGTAGCAGATAAAGCCACTAAGCCAAAAAAACCACGTAAACCTAAAACTGCTAAAGAATAAAAAAGGGCCCTTAGGGCCCTTTTTTACCATTCAGTAATTGCAAAATTATACAATTTTTGGCTTGCAAGATTTTTGCCTTTACTTTCGCACATGATATCAAATCTATTCCAAAATGACAACACATATCGATTAATGTTGTTATTCCAGAAAAAATCACTATGTGCTCGTAATTTTTGTTTTTTAAATCCTTGTTTAAGTAAACTTTCCATAAACGGTGCGCCGCCGTTTTCTCCGTATTTTTCAAACAATAATTCTTCTCGGCTAACAGAATAATGTAGCACAGGAGTAACGCCGCGCCAACTACTGATTACTTGTCTTACTTTATGATCTTTTTCAGACAAATACTCGCCTTCTCTAATCCAATAATGATGAACATCTAAAACAATAGGGAGTAGATCTTGTAGTTTTAGACAGTCATCTAGGCCCCACGAGTTTTCTTCGTTCTCGATTGTGATACAGTTACGGGCTTCGGGGGATAGTCTTTTGTAAGCGGCCCGGATACCTTCTGGACCTTGCTTACCGGAGATGTGGACGTTGATCTTAAAGTCTTGAAAGGTCTTGCCGTATCCCATGTAACGGGCCATATCTGCATGATATTCAAATTCCTCTATTGACCGTTCTACAATATTTTCGTTAGCAGAAGCCAACACGCAAAACTGGCCAGGATGAAAAGACAACCTAACGCCACGTTCCCTAGCGGTATCTCCCACCGTTTGAAAGTGCTTTTCGCAATATTGAAGCACGTCAGGCCTGCGCCAAAAGTAAGACCAAGAAGACTCAGTATACACAGGGAGGATATCGCTACTAAGGCGTACCATACGTAAAGATTCATCTAATTCTCCTACTCGTTCAACGAGCTTACGAGTTGACTCAATGTTTTGAACCATCAAGTCCCACAGCTTCTGTTCTGCAACATCTTGTGTTTGTCTATTTAACCAAGCAACTGTTGTTGCTCCTGTATTGTATTTTTTGCACTCGTCCTTAGGCTTAATACCGTTAACTTGGTCAGGAGTGTCGATCCACTTACAGGCAAACCCAATTTTATTCATTATGTTCCTTAGTTAGTTCGCAAATCATTATAAAACGTTCATAGGCTTTTTGTACAGCCGGATTGGACATTAGTTTTTCCGCTTCCTCAATCATAGCCTTAACAGCCGCATCTGCTGTATCTCGCGCACTCGGCCAAGTAAGCATGTGGGCATCTTCACCAAACTCTTTAGACAACTCCTTCCATGCTTTACGTTGCCCTTCTGTTATGGTTTCACGACTTGGGCGTAGGTCGCTGGCTTTGCGTAGCACATCACAAATGGCGTCTTCGGCAACACGACCAGCGGCAATCATAGGAGCGTAAGCGGGATCGATATTGTACCTACGGCTTTGGCCGCCAGGATAAGCCATGACCAAATGAGTGCCTTTTGTAAAGCTATCTATTAGGTCGCTGTCGTATTCGGCAACAGGAACATATCGTCTGCCTTGTTTCTCATAGAAAATTTTCTTAGCCATTACCAATGCCTTATGACACCTGCGATGATAAAAATATTAGTGATAATGTATGTTAACACAATTACAGTACGAATGCAAGCAATTTGGTCCGCTTCCGAATCCGAACTGCCTGCTTTTTCGCCTAGGGCTTTTGCCCAAAGGCGCCAAATTTTATGCAAATAGGTCCTCATTCCATTCACGATGGCCCTCACGGAAAGCCATATTGCTTTGTGTTTCACGAACTTCTACGCGATAGCACCATAGACGAGCTGCCTCGCCTGGCCCCCACATCTCTGGAATGTAAACACCATTGACATACTTGTAGAGCATATCGCTAAGGCCTTCGCAACCTAGTTTTGGTAGGACTACAATCTTTGCCATATTCTTTTCTTGTAGTAGTTTGAATGTCTCCATCTCCGGGTCATCGTGTGCTACAATCAGCGTATGGTCAAATTGGTCTTCTAATATCTTTTTAAGTTCTTTTAGGCCACCATAATCAGCCGCCCAGTTACGAACGTCTAGATCATTAGTTCCAAAATAGAACTTCATTGAAAAACTGTAACCGTGAATTAGATTACAGTGACTATCAGCTCGCCATTGTCTGTATGCACAAGGAAAGGCGTCGTGATATTCTTTGGTTGATGTGTACTTATAAAGTACGGGTTGTAGATTTGCCATCTCTAGTCTCCTTTATTAGGTAGCAAGTTTGATGGCATGCAGAGTTTATATTGCGGGATGAATGCCTAAGTCCGCATAAAGAATTATTTATGTTAAAGAACTTTAAGTAAAATAATTTCTTCGTTAATACGACCGTTCATTTTAGTATCAGTAGCATTGATATCATCTAAGAATTTGCGTAGTTGTACCTTGCCTGCGGCCTTAAACTCTTTGAGCTTTTCTTCGGGCTTGCGTAGGGTTTTGCAGATGCTATTAGCTTCACTAAAGTTAATAATACTTGCACCCTTAACACCAAGTTCTTGATATTCGGTAGCAACATATTTGCCTAATTTACGGCTTTTAGTATTATAAACCCATAGCTCTTTAGCACCAATAATATCGGCAGGATTAATACTAACAAGTTTGAGAGATTCGTCAGTCTTCTTGTATTTGAGTTTGGCAACAATTTTGTCCTTGCTAACTGCCTTGACCTTTCGAGGCTTGCGGTTAACTTTGGCTTCTTGTGCTAGCATATCACATGCACTAGACACTTCTTGCAAGAAAGCAATCAAATTCTTGATCTGTTTACGGCTACGGTGTTTGTAACCTTCTTTTAGTTGATCATCTGCTTCGCCGCTAGCAAGTTCTAACAGTTCGTCTAGATTCTTTTGATAAAAACCTTTAATGATACGAGCATGAGCCGCCTTAGCATCCTTTCCCTTAAGGAGATTAAGTACCTTAAATGCCTTCGGGTCAAAGTTTTCGGGGTCAGTCTGGAAATCCTCAATAGCCGTTTCAATTTCCTCAGTCATTTTATAAGCGGCTTCACGTACACGATCTTGAATATTGATAACAGGTACAGCAGGCTTAGTGTCGGTTACTTCTTCATCGTCGGTATCAGCGGCACCTGCATTGAGAATTTTGTTAATTTCGTTCTGCATCCAAACAGAGGTATCGCGTCCTTGGTTAAAGCCTTCATGGACTGCCGGCATACCTTTAACAAGGCAAGCAGCCACACCGCAAACAGTACCACCAAAATATTTGTCTTTGATCTTGCGGAGGGTATTAATTTCAGTTTTGTCCCAACCGTTAAGTTGCATCCATTCAACAATTTTAACTTTTAGGTCCTTAACACTAGTCTCCATGCGGTAATATTCCATTGCACGGCGAAAATGACTTGTAAATTGTTCTCCACTCCAATCTTCAGCACCGTCCCAACGAGGACTCATATCGCGACTGGCTTTTTGACGAATTGCGATGCTTGCTTTTTTGAGTTTAGTAGCCAATTTATACTCCTGTGTGTTAACAATATCTATATTATAGCGCCAACTAGGACTTTTGTCAATCGAAATTTTTGGCTTAATTTACGTAATAAAGTTCCGGATACTCAACCAAAATATGCACACCGCCCGAATTGTATGCTGATTCATATGCAGGTAAAATTGAGTCCTTGTTTGCCAAATTATGAAAAGTTATATTTGGGCACATTGATTTAAATTCTTCCAAATAATTCCCTTTATGTTGGTGTCCAGGATCTAACGGTTTATCTGACCCTTTACCCAACCTAATAATCATATTTGCTTTTTTGCCGGTCATTAGTTCGTATTTGTCAACATGATTGACTAGTTGGTTAACAGCAAGGATAATAAAATCCCAACGAGGATAGAATGTAATTACAGTTTTACCAGTCATAGCTAGACCTAAACTCATACCCATTTGGCTTTCCTCCATAACTGGTAATTCGATCATTTTATCTTTTGAAACATTGCCCAAGGTAGTACTCATGGGGTTACCAGCATAAACGATTTGTTGGCCAATGAAAACAGTATCGTTTTTATGACCTAGGAATGTCATTGCCGCCGTTAATAAGTCTTTATACGGAGTCATTTCCATTTTTGATTGCCTTTATAACATGTTCTGCCATTACTTGATGACAAAGTAATGATGGGTGATGATCTTTTGGTGTTTCAATAAAATTTTCATAGTCAAATTTTATTTCTAATTCTTTATTCTTTTTCATCATGTCCTGTATAGTTTTGTAATCAGTATTTTTATAGGTAAAAGTTATTAATCTTTTTTTAATAAAGTCATTATTAAACACACAATCTACATATTCTTGAGGATCACTTGGCCAACACATTACGATTGTTTTAATCCCTTTTGATTCTATTTGACGTAAAAATTCTTCAACACGGCTAACATTTTCTTGAACGTACTTTACTATCCATTCATCTAATGTGAGGTTATGTTGCTGTAACCATAAAAGAAACTCACTTTTAATAGGCTCATTTGAAGTTTCATGAAATGGAATATGCCTTGTATTGCCTTCAACCGACATAAAAAAATTATCTCTATGATGCTGTGTTAATTGAAACACAAAATGAGATATTTCTTCTGTATAGTAGTCGGGATGATTACGTTTGGGATGATGCGTCAAAAGTTGATTTGAATGATTGATAATACTTAAATTAGATCCACCGTTATTATGGTTTACTATTTCCCAAGTATTAAAATAATTAGCAACTATCCTAGGATATCTAACACTTTCCATAAATCTTAAATGGGCTGAAGTAACTAAGGTTGAATCAAAACAATCAGGCATTGGTTCTTTAAGTGTTGGTAAATTAGAATAATAGTATAGACCTTGTCCCCATGTAAAAGAACAACCACCAAACATAATACCTTTAACAGCTGGTTTATTGCTTTTCATTTTTATTCCACTTCCAACTAATTTCCCAATCTTTAAAATCAGCAGCTAAACAATCTACTTTATAGTCTTTTCTGCCGCCAACCACTTCTTGGATAACATTTTTTGCAGTATTACGAATACCATTAAGACCATGTGTTAATTCTAAATTGTTTCCGTCCTTAACACCTCTACGATAATTAGATTCATTGTGCCAGATATGTAAGTTCATTTGACTTACAACGACAATTGCTCTGAGTGTTTCAGCAGTTATTTTGCCGTCAGTTTCGTCTAATATAAGTTGGATGTCATGTACAATATCTGAAATCTCTTGGCTATATTCATTTCTATGTTCGGGGATGAATACTTCTTTTAATTGAACAATGCTTAGGCGATCAATTAAATCCCCTAATGAATGAAGATATTTGCGTTCAGTCATAAGTTTGTAAAGTTCCTATTGTTAACGGTTGTTATCAACTGATATGCATTAATTAGTTGCTTAATACCATAATCTAAACTAAAACTGGCAGTCCAACCTAATGATTCGATTTTCTTGTTACTAACAATGTAGTTACGCTGGTCAAAGTCCTTGTTAAAATCGTCTTCTACAATTACTAATTTTGGAATGTAGTCTTTAATTTTTTGAGCTAATTCTAACTTGCTTAGGTTAGCAGATGACAGTCCAACGTTGTAAACTTGTCCATTACATTGATTATAATTCTCAACTATAAATTGAAAAGTTTTAGCAATGTCTTGGACATGAATATAATTACGTTTGAAGTGTCCTTCAAACAGGACTAAGTACCCGTCTGTTACAGCTTTGTAAGTAAAATCATTAACTAACAAATCTTGTCGCATCCGTGGACTTGCACCAAATACAGTTGCTAATCTTAGTACAACACCATTACCATTTTTAACAACATATTCTTCTGCATCACATTTTGTTTGTGCATATAGACTTAAAGGTTTAAATGGACTTTCTTCTGTAATAATATCTGCACTAGAACCGTACTGGCTATTAGTATTTGGAATGATTAATTTTTGATCGTCTCGAAGAACATCAACTATTGTTCTAATTTGTTCATAATTGACTGCTACTGCTAGGTCTGGGTTATCCTTACAAGCAGGCATTCCTACTATGGCGGCTAAAGGAATAATAACATCATGAGTTGATACTAGTTTAATTAATAAATCTTTATTTCTAACATCACCTTTAACAAAATTAAATCTATCATATTTAAACAAGTGCATCAAAGACAATTGTTTATACAATAAATTGTCAATTACGGTTACAGAATATCCGTTATCAAGTAAATGCCCAGCTAACGTTGAGCCTAAATAACCAGCACCACCTGTTATAAGAACGTTCATTGAAATTCGTCCTTGTTATCTAAATACCACTCGTAAGTTCTTTTTA